AGTGTCTCGACCACTTCCTGCTTCGTGAGGCGCATAGCAACCCCGACCTCAGCACTGATCTCACTGATTACCTCAGTCTGCCTCGGTGTTAGCTTTGTCCCGGGTGCTCCACGCACAACCCACTCGGCTCTGTCAGCCCACCAATCCTCGATGGGCCGCACAAGGTGCTTCGGCGGAGGTCCGCTCGCGACCATCGCTTGACTTGCCACGCGCCTCGCGAATTGTCGCAGACTTTCCCCAGTGCGAAAGGGGCGCAGGGGTGGCGCTGGCTCGCTTCTCTTGTGCCACTCAAGCTCCCAGTCCACCTCACCCACTGCTTTCGCTGCCAGCGTGTGCGGGTACGAGAGCAGAGCAAGCAGCCCCGCACTGGCCCGCGCGCCGCCAGGCAGCCGCCCTGTCAGTCGCAACCGGTCGGAAAACCGTTTCGCGTTGTCCTTCCAGACATGAGCACATCCCCAGCTCGCGCACTCTCGGGTCATCGTCGAACGCAGATCAGCTGGCCAGCTGGCAGCCCAGACGAGGAAAGAACAAACCGCCTGTCTCTCGAGACCGATGATCTGGCCCACGATAGACACGAGGGCGGCCCATTCGACAGCCGAAAAGCGGGGTGCAACCGTAGTGAGCACGACACTAAGCGGTGTGCGCAGTCGTACGCCGGCGCCAACGCTGGCCACAGGGAACATCAGACCCCACGCGCGATGGCATCGCGTCGGTGCCGATCCTCCATTACGCATACCACACATTTCTGGGGCGTGCATAATCGAACATGGTCCGCAGCGTTCGCACTTTGCCGGTGCCAGACCCGTATACTGCTCACGCGAATGCACGCGCGAGCAGAAAACGACCTGACGAACTGCTTCTGTTGCGACCCGTTCAAAGGCTGGGACATTGACCTGGGCCGCCAGTTCGCGAATCCATACTGCTGGCCCCTTTTCTAGCCACTCATCCCCACTTGGCGGCGAACGCCCCCAAACTGACGCGATAAGCGACCTTGGCAAGCGCGCATTCTTGCAGTTGAGCGTAATGCGTCCACTTTCTTCCCACATTTCCGCCTTGACCACCCACGCGCATCTGCTGGGAACCATGAGCCCTTGCGCGCATGTAGAGATTGTTCGGAGCACAAAGACAGCAAGACGCAAACCAGCCGCAGAGCCACGCCAGGTGCCTCGAACGGTACCTGCGTGACGCTGAGTCATGCCAGCCCGGCCACGTGCCGGGGGCCCGGCAGCGCTCGTCGCACCATAGGACGCTGAGCCGGCTG